GCCTGATACACCGCGAGGCACGCCCGGCAGTCCGCCATGGCGCTGTGCGCGTTCACGAGCTCTGCCCCGACGAAGTGCTGGTAGGCCTCCTTCAGGTTCGCGCTCTTGTGGTGGAAGCGCCCGGCCGCCCGCATCTTGTCGGTCGGCGGGAGCCTCAGGATGGGCGTCGACAGGCGCTGCGTGCACTCCGCCCTGCCCCCCTTCCACTCGTCGGGGTTGAAGCCGATCGAGGCGCTGTGCCGCATCAGGGCGATGCGCACCATGCGGGCGTCAAAGGTCTCGTTGTGGCCGATGCGGACCGAGGCCTTGCCCCACAGGTCGATCAGCATCTCGACCGCCAGCGACTCCGAAATCCCGACGTCGAGCGCGCGCGTCGTGGTGATGCCGTGGATCGCGGCGACGTCGTCTGGGATCTCCCAGTCGGTGGGCCGGCAGATCACGTCGAACGAGGAGACGATCTCCCCGTCGTTCGCCAGGTCCACCAGCATCGCGGCGAGCTGGACGATGTGCGGCTGGCGCGGATCCTCGCTCGGCTGGTCGAAGAGCGGCAGTCCCGTCGTCTCGCAATCGTAGAAGAGCGCCTTCATGCGGCACCCGAGGCAAGCTGCGTCGCTTCCCACACCCGGACCCCGGGCCCGATGAGCGGCGCGGCGTCACCCTTCAGCGCCCGCACCTGCGCACCGATCTTCTTCTCGTCCGGCATCATGAAGGCGGGGTTGATCTTCGACGGGTCGGTGATCTCCCACTTCCAGACCTTGCTCGTGCCGAGCGTGGCGATCTTCGGCGGCTCGCGGTTGATCACCGGCGCGACGACCATCGCGGCCTGCTGCTGCAGCTGCTCGGCCTTCTCCACCTTGCCCGAGGCCTCGGCCTTGACGGCGCGCGCCGCGATCTTCTGCCGCTCCTTCTCGGCGGCCTCGTTCGCCTTGCGCTGCTCTTCGCGCTGGATCCGCTCCTGTTCATCGCTGTAGGCGATGAGCTGGCGCTTAATCAGGCTCTCGGCCTGCCGCATCCGCTCCTCATGGGGGCGGAAGAAGTCGAGCACCGCCTTCTTCGCCGCGTCCATCGGCTGGGTGATCGTCTTGCGCAGCGTGTCGAGGCGCTTCTGCGCGCCCTTGATGCGCGCGAGTTCCTCGCCGGCGGCGGCATAGTCCTCGGCCGTCTTGACCTGGTAGGTCTTGGCGGTGGACTCGATCGAGCCGGCCTGGGCGACCAGCTCCTTCACTTCGGGATTCGAGACGAAATCAGACGACGGGGCCATGCGTGCGAACTCCTATGGGGGACGGGTTAGGCGGCCTTCGAGCGGAAGTGCCAGCAATTGAGGGCGGAAACGAACACCTGCCAGTCGGCGGCGTCGGTGAGGGCGTGCAGCTTGTAGCCGCAGGGAAATTCGGGATTGAGCTGCAGGCAGTAGCGCTGCATGCGCTCGGGCAGCTCCAGCAGGAGCCCCTTCTCGTAGGCCGCCACCTGCGGGCCCACCGTTCGCGGCAGCATCCCGCTCTTGATGTCGATGAGCGCGTGGCGCGTGCGCAGGATGCCGTAGAGATCGAGCGTGCCGGCGTAGCGCATCGTCGGGTGCACGACGCGACGCTCGCTCACCAGCACCTTGAAGCCCGTGTCGCGCAGGAAGCGGCGGAAGGCCTCGACGTACGGCACGAGCGCCACGTCGAGCGTCGCCCAGTCGAGCAGCCCGCGCACATCGAGCGCGCACGCATCGTGGACGTGCGTCCCGAACACGCGCGCCGCCTCGAGCACCGCAGGCGGCACGCCCTCGAAATCTTCGAGGAGCTGCAGCACCTGCGTCACGCTCGGCAGAACACGTCCATCCAGGCGATAGACGTGCCCCTGCGGCTCGAATGTGAGCTTGCCGGCCATGCGGTTACGGCGCAGTCCGGTTCAGCCAGGCGATGACGTCCGCCACCTGGTCGAACCTCACATCCTCGAGCACCCCGAAATCGAAGTGGTCGAGGATCGCGCCCTCTGGAATGCCGGTGGAGTCGACGAGCTTGCGGATCTCCTCCAGCTGCTCGGCGGTGGCAGGCGCGTCCGTCTTCTGCGGGAGCGCCTTGGGCGGCTCGGTCGTGGGCTTCTGCCGCGGCGGCGTGACGTCGATCACCATCGCCTCGCGGATCCGCTCCGCCTCGTCCGGGTCGTAGACGCCGCCGAAGCCGAACGCGAGGCGGCCGCACTGGATGAGCACCTTATGCCGCAACATCCGCCGCGGGTGACTGCCCCAGGGCCCGGTGTTGCGCTTCACCTCGTCGAAGTACTCGCGCACGATCACCGGCAGCTCGCGATCGCTGCGCTCGATCTTGCACTCCATCCACGGTGGGATCTCGCCGGCGGCGATGTCCTCCTCGCCCTGGTTCGGGTCGTCCTTCGTCGGCCAGCGCTGCCCCGGCAGCCGGAACGTCACCGACTTCAGCGCCGGGTGCCCGTTGATAATGCGCACCCAGCCGTCGATCGAGATGACCGGTGTAATGCCGCCCTTCTTCTCGTCCGGGAAGGCGTAGATCTCCTTCGTGAAGGGGTTGAGCCCGTACTGGTCCGACACCACGAGCAGCGCCATCATTTGCTCGTTCGTGACGTCCGGGTCGTTCTTCCCCGTCTTGAACGCGGTCGCCTTCAGCGTCGCGAGCATGCGGTCGGGCTCGACGCTGAAGCGCGCCGCGAACTTCGCGACGAGGCCCGTCGAGCGGGTCGGCCCCGCGGCGGGCGCAGCGGGCGGCGCCTGCGTGGTAACGGCTTGATTCTTGGCCATCGAAAGCTCCTTAGAAGCGTGGGGTCGGGATGTGTGCGCGCCAGTCGTCGGCGCGCTGGCATTGGGAGGCGGGATCCGGCAGGCCGCGCGGCGGCTTGCGGTGGATGCGAATCAGGATCCAGGCGATGAAGAGCGCGGCGACGAGGCCGATGAGGAAGCGGGTGTCCATCACGACTGCCTCTTCGCGGTGAGGTTGTCGATCGCGATGGAAGCCTCGACCTTGCGGCGCTGCGCATCTTTGAGCTGTGCTTTCAGCACGGCTTCGGTGATGCAGGCTTCCGCGAAGCGGCCGAGCCAGAACGCGCGGTGCTCGCCGGGCGTAGAGACGGGGTTCACGGCGCGCGCAGTGCGGTCGATGTTTGAGTAGCTCACGCGGCCTCCCTCGCGAACCGCTTCTCGTCAGCAGCTCGCAGGCGCTTGGCCTGTCGGTCGTAGAGCACCACGTTGACCGTGGCGGCCAGATTCATGCAGTAGGCGGTGGGCACGTAGATCACGTCCCGGCACCAGCACGTCACGGCCTGGCCGAGCGTGCCGTCCTCGGGCCCGAACACGTAGAACGCGCGCTCGGGGTGGACGTACTGGTGGAGCGGGATCGCGCCGTCGAGGAGATCCACCGCCACGGGCACGCAGTCGAACGGTACGACCCTGTACAGATCGTCCACCTCGATCAGCGGCAGGTGCCGATAGGAGGCCTGCGTGTCGGTGCCGGCGCGCTTGTAGCGCCGACCGCTGGCCGCCACCATCGCCGCATCGAAGCAACCCGCCGCGCGCAGTGCGCTGCCGATGTTCGTCGGCGTCTTGGGCATGTGCAGGCCGATGGCCGCATAGCCCCGGTGCGACGCGCAGGCGCTATTGGAGGTGACGTTGCTCATGAGCGAGCCTCCGCCAGGCCCCGGCCTGGCATTGCGGTGTTCGTTGCCAGGCTGTGGCCTGGCGAGCCCCACTGGGCGGCCATGGCGGCGGCGATGCCCGGCAGCGTCCGGCTGCGCTCTTTCCAGCGCTCCGGGCCGGGGGCGGCGTAGTGGACCTTGGGATCGCGCCCCTCGACGATCTCGGTGGGCGTGAGCTTCGGGAGCCCGCGGAGCCAGAGACAGGTCGCCTTGACCTCGCCATGGCCGAATTGCCACGGCTGAATGATCTGGTCGGGCTTGCGCCAGGCAGAGGACAGAACGCCGATAGGGTTTTCGAGGGCGATGCGCTCGACCGGGGCGCGCATCAGCTGGATGACGAAGCCGAGGGCGTGCGCCTGCTCGTCCTGCTTGGTGGGCCACCAGCGGGCACCGGATCGGGCGATGAACGTGCAGGGCGGGTGCCCCACGACGAGGTCCCAGCCGGCCTCGAGGAAATCTCGGGCGTCGCCCTGATAGTGCTGGCCGGGAGCCTCAGACGGCTCAAGGTCGCAGCTCCATGCGTCGTGGCCGCGCGCCGCGAAGGCATCGCGCACCACCCCGGAGAACTCGCAGGCGACGAGGACGCGCATTACAGGTACTTCGCCCGGATGGCCGGCATGAGTCGGGCGGCGCGCAATCCGAAGTGCGAGCGCGGGGTGTACAGCATCGCCTGCTGATTGAGCTTCAGGAAAAGCTGCAGGGCACGCACTTTCCTGTCTGCTTTGACGGTGACGTTCATCGCGAAGCCCTCACGATGGCTCGGCCGAGGAGCTCGGCGAAGTAAGGGGTGAAGGAGTTGCCGAGCTGGTGGAGCGCGTCCATCCGGCCGGGAAGGACATCATCCATTCCCACAGGCGCGGGCTCGTCCGCCCAGCCGTGTCGTGATAGAGGGCGTAAGCCGGCCATTTCCGCATCGAGGGCGCGTCGTGGTTCGCTTTCGCCGTTGGCGTGGGCCACCCAGAGGATGCGATGGCGGCCACGTTGTCGCGCTGGTAGCGCAGTATCCGCATCGAACGTCCGGACGCTGTAATCCTCAGCTTCGAGACCACGGCACACCCGCTCGATACCCGCATGTCCAATTCCAGGGACGTTCTCAGCGCAGACCCAATCCGGGCGGCCCTCGCGAACGAGGCGTAGGTATGCCGGCCAGAGGTCCGCCGCGTTGTTCCGGCCGCGCGCGGCGGTGCTGAACGGCTGGCAGGGGAAGCCGCCACAGAAGACCTCGGCGAAGCCGGGCTCGACGGTGAGTGAGCGGATGTCCCCGAACACCGGAACGTCCGGCCAGTGGCGGCGCAGCGTCGATACACAGTCAGGATCGGACTCGCAGAAGGCGAGGGTCCGCATGCCAGCTCGCTCCAGACCGAGGGAGAAGCCGCCGATGCCGCTGAAGAGGTCGAGGACATTCATGCCCCCAGATACTTCGCTCGGATGGCCGGCATCAGGCGAGCGGCGCGCTGGCCTCGGTGCGACAGCGGCGTGTAGAGCATGGCCTGCTGGTTCAGCCGCAGGAACAGCATCACGGCGCGGACTTTCCTGTCTTCGCATCCGCGCTGCGCGCTCACCGTGAAGCCCTCCGCTCCGCCAACGCCGCGCGCACCCACCGCACCGCGCGCCAACGAAAGCGCGTGCGCCGGAAGAACTCCCCATCCGGCAGCCCGCTCACGTACACCACCCAGCGGCGCGCGCGCAGATCCACCTGCAGGGAGAAGTCCGGACCCATGCCGGCGGAGAGTTCGTAGGTGCTCGCGTGGGCATCGCTCACGCGCAGGCCGAGCGCCGCGAACGGCGCCATGTAGGAGCTAGCGGGGTCCAGCGGCGTGCGGGAGAAACGCCACTCGTCGCACAGGTGGCACCGGTTCGAGTAGCCGGTCGCCTTCTTGCCGCGTGTCTGCCACGCGTGATCGGTCACGAGGACGCACCAGAGCCAGCGGCGCACGTTCATCGCAGCCGCTCCGTGAGGTCGTCCTGGTTCGCGGCCGCGCAGCGCGCGTAGTAGCGCACCAGCAGATCGCGCAGCTGCCGCCCTACTACCTCATCGCTGTACGCGGGATCGAACGCCCGGCGGATGAGGGCATCCCCATCGAGCGCCACGCTGATGCTCTCGCGCGCGGCGTCCTGATAGAGATCGTCCTGAAAGCCCGAGGAAAAGGCCTCCGCGCACGCTTCGAGCTGACGCTCGCGCGGCAGGTCGTCGAAGTCGGGGCGGGGGTCCGGGGTGCGCAGCTGACGGCTGGGGGCCGTGCGGGGCTGGGCGAGCGTGTCCATCGTGCGGTCTCCGATCCTTCGGCCGGGTGGCCTTGGATCGAGACACTACACCGCTGGTTTATAATCGTCAACCGTCGGTTTATATCTCGCGTTTTTTCGTGGCTCGCCAGGCGAAGAAGATCAGCGCGGCGATGATGAAGAGGGAGATTCCTAGGGATATGTGATGATTGAGCTCTTCCGATTCCGATTTACGGCGCCAACGAGCGCGCTCAGCGACTTCGGAGGCGCAGGCAAACACCGCCTCCCGGCATTGCAATGCACTGTAGGTCACGCACTCACCGATGTCCTCGCGTGAGGCCTGGGATAACAGCTCGGGACAGTAGCGCTTCGCATCAGCCAAGCGTGCTTCATCGCGGGCCAGCTGCTGATCACATTGTTCGACGGTGAGGCCGGCCTCAGCGCAGGCCTGTTCGTAGGAGATAATGGGCACTCGGCTTATGTCCTGAGTTTCACCGAACGGTTTCTGGCTCCAATATCGTTAGGACGCCGAACTCTGTCAGCGAGGCGGCTTCTTCCCGTCCCGCGACGGGGAGGCAGCCTTGAAAGGGCGCGCCTTCCGCTTTTTGGCGGCGGCGCGCCGCTCCTGGTCGCGCATCGCCAGCCTGACGAGCGCCTCGTCGTCGACCTGAGCCCATTCGGCAATTTTCCGCACGGTCGGATACTCGGGTATCGAGCCGCCCTTCCACTTCGAGACGTGCTGCCCTCCAGATTCGTGGCCGCAGAATTTTGCGAGTGCGGCTGGACGCCCACGAAGGCCATCGGGCGGGGGTGCAATCGCCTCGGAGAACCAGTCCGTGAAGCTCTGGTAGTCGTCTGGGTTCGGCGCAGGGTCTGAGCGTCGCTGAAACACAACCATCGGTTGATATTGAGGGCCTGGTGACGGGCNNGGCAATAAACAGGTGGTAGACATTAATAAACCAGTGGTGTATTTAACCGGGCATGGACGCAATCCCAGAGACGACCCAGGCAGCCGTAAGGGCTCTCGGCAGGCAGATCGACCTCGCGAAGAGGCTCAATGTCAGTCCGCAGGCCATCTCGAAGTGGAAGCGCACCCGGATTCCCGCCGAGCGCGTCCTGCAGGTGGAGGCGGCGACGGGCGTGTCCCGCCATGATTTGCGCCCCGACCTGTATCCCCGCGATAACGCGGCCTAGTTCGTGTTCTTGCTCCGCAGCATGGGGACGGGCCGGAATCCGCGCAAAGCGGCACGACTTATTCCGCCGCGATTTGACGGAACTTCATGCCGAAATCTTCTGAGCGCGCGACGGCGTTCCAATTCGACCGCCCGGTCGCAGCCGATTCGGCGGTTTGACTTACTGCATACAGTGGTCGGCGCAGGCTCAGTCGCCGGGCCGCAGGCCGTGCTTCAGGAGCGTTTGCTGGCAGCGCCGCAGCTCCTTCAGCAGCGCGACCGCGCCGCAGATCAGCCAGGCCGTGGCGACCCCGACCACTATCAGGTAGGACCACTCCCCGCGCCGCAGCCAATCGAGCAGCAGCAGGGCCAGGGCACCCAGCACCAGCACGTTGGTGATCAGGACCCCGGCCTTGTTCGTGTCGTCCGTCATCTCCGCCCCTCCCGTGTAGGAAACCCGTCGCGTTGCAAGGCGGATTCTCTCGCGGGACGGGGCGGGGTCCAATCCCGCAGCGCAGCGGCAGGGCCTCCCTGATGTCCGCAGGGGGGGCACACCAGAACATCGGGCGGCGGCGGTTCCTGGCTGGGCTCGCGGCGCTGCCGGTTGCGATGGCGGTGCGCGAGCTCCTGCCCGCCCGCGACATCTGGGCGGCGACCGGCGTGCCCGAAGGCCTGCCGGGGATGATGTCCGTCGAGGAGATGCTCCAGCAGTACCACCCCTCGCACACCGTCGCGAAGCTGCAGCGGGCGATCCGCAAGCTCAGGGCGATGGGAGTGCCCGACGAGGTGGTGGCCCTGAGCCGTGACCACCTGCACATAGGGTGGTATCGGGTCGGGCTCGACTTCGCGGACGAGGGCGCGGACGTCACGGTCGTAACGACCACAGCAGGCACGCGCTGATGGCCGGCTGGATCAAGTGGGAGAAGGATCTCGAGACGGACCCGCGCTTCGTCCGCCTGGTGCGGTGCGCTGCCTGCGACCGCAATTTCGACTCTCACGGCCGGTGCTCTGCTCCGATTCTGGTGCTACGCCGACACTCACATCCGCCAGGACGACACGCTCGACCTTGGGCCGGCCGATATCGACGAGCTGGTCGGGGTGCCCGGGTTCGCTGCCGCTTTGCCGGAAGATTGGCTCGTGGTGCTCGACGACCGTCATGTCGAATTGCCGGGATATCAATCACATAACGGCGTCGAGGCGAAGAAGCGGGACCTCGCGCAGAAGCGGCAGGAGCGCAAGCGGTCTCGAAATGGCCGCGAACCTGTCACGCAGGTGCGTGACGGCAGCGTGACCTCTGTCACGCAGGTGCGTGACCAGACCAGACCAGACCAGACCAAGACCAGACCTAGACCACACACAGAGACGCGCGGGCGCGCAGGCGCGCAGGAGCCGGACCGGGACGAGGACCAGGAGCCCGACAAGAGCCGGGAGGGGCTGGAGGACATGCCCGAGCCCGGGAGAGGTTCGGAGAGTCCACAGTTCGACGACTTCGAGCAGATGCAGCTGGTCAAAGCCGCCTACCCGCGAGGCTCGGGCCGAGCCGACTGGATCACCGCCGAACGGGAATNNGGGCGTGACCTGGCCCCAGCTCGCCGACGCCGCCGCCCGATACGCCGCGTACATCGCCGCGATCGGCAAGACCGGCACGCAGTACGTGCTCAACCCCGCCAAGTTCTTCGCCGGCAGCAGCGGGCCCTGGTCCGACGAGTGGCAGCCGCCGGCCGCCCCCACGCCCCCGATACCGCGCGCGCCGACCCGCACCTGGCGCCCACCCCCCGACGAGGACGAAGCCCATGCTCAGCGCTGACTATCCCGAATTCGAGACCGTCATTCGCGGGCTGGAGACCGTGTTCGGCAAGGCGCTCGACGACGTGACCATGCGGGCGTACTGGGGCGCGCTGCGCGATGTGCCGCTCGAGACGGTGCGGGCCAAGGCGGCCGAGTGGCTGAAGCGCGGGAAGTACTTCCCGAAACCGTTCGAGCTGCGCCCGAAGGACACCACGCCCGTGGCGGACGTGGACGAGCGCTCACGGCGGGACCTCGAGCGGATGAACCAGGCGAGCGGCGCGTTCTGGGACCGGGAGCTGCGGGCGAACCCCATCGCCACGAAGTGGGCGATCCTGGTGGCCTACGAAGCGCGCACGACGCTGTGCGACCCAGGCTCGAGCGAGTACCAGCGCCGAACGGAGTTCGCGCGCCACGCCCGGTCGCGGCTGATGGCCGAAGAGCCGAGGGTCGCCGCGTGATCCCCGACTGGCGCAAGGAATCCCGGTTCGCGGAGCGCGTCGAGCAGCACAGCGACGCGGACGTATTCGCCGGGCTCACGACCGTCGAGCAGCGCCGCGACCGCATCCGCGAGTCGATCGCGAAGCACGACCTCGCCGCCCAGGTGTGCGGCCAGGACGAGAAGCACCAGCCCCTCACCTACGCCCAAGTTTTCGAGCGGCTCTATGGCGAGCCGCTCACGCCCACCACCACTGAGGTACACCCATGAACCTGTCGCTTTCCTCCCGCCCCTGCCTCATCGGGGCATCGATCAACACGCGCACCGAGAAGCACGGCGACGAGGACGTCCCGGCCGTCGACATTCCGGTAGCCGGAATCATGCTCACGGCCGAGGAGCTCGGAGCGCTCGTGGGCGATGCCTACGCGCACAAGGCGCTCTTCGACACGAAGGGCAAGCGCATGGATCCCGCCCTGCCCTACTTCGAGTCGTTCCAGCTCAAGCACAAATTCGAGGGCGCGGCCGTCGACTTCGAGCTCGGGTTGCACAAGCAGCACGTCGGGCTCGATGGCGCGAAGCTCGCGGGCATCAAGCTCACGCCGCGCGCCGGCGGGCTCACGGAGATGTCCTGCAAGGTGCAGTGCGTGCTCCATGCTGCCGATGACGTCGGGCAGCTCATCCAGCACCTCAACCGCGAGGCGCAGATCGAGGTGACGGATGCCGCGCAGGTCGAGGAGAAGGCATCGAGCAAGCAGCAGGATCTGCCGATAAACAACTTCGGCGACGGCGAGCAGCCCGAAGGCGACACCGGCAAGGGCAAGCGCCGCGGGCGCAAGCCTCGCGACGGCGCCGAGGCGACGCACTGAGACCGATGCGCCTCGACGACCTCAACCCGGACCAGCAGCGCTCGCTCCTCGCAGCGGCGGGCGTTGCTGATCCCCCCAAGCGCAAGCCGAGCGCCCGCCAGGACGCGGTCGATCGGTTCGCGTTCCACACCCGCGCCTATCGCTTGCCCACTCCCGAACGAGAACTCTGCTTCGCCAAGCACATCACGCACCGCACCAAGAACGGCCAGATTCGCGGCCGCCAGTGGCGCTTCGACTTCGCATGGCCGGCCTTCATGGTCGCCGTCGAGATCGAAGGCCTCGTCGTCGCCAAGCTCGGCGGGCGCCTGGTCGTCACCGGCCGGCACGCCACGATCGACGGCATGCGCGAGGACATGCGCAAGTACGCCGTCGCGGCCGAACTCGGCTGGTACGTGATCCGCTTCGAGCAGTCGATGGTCAAATCCGCCGAGGCGATCGGGAGTACGCAGCGCGTGCTCACCGCGCGCGGCTGGAGCCAATGAGGAGGGGTTATGAAACACGTCGACATCATCCGCCAGCGCATCCTGCGGGGCATGGCCTCGGAGTTGATCCGCCTGCGCACCTTCGTCTCGATGACGGACGGCAACACCGAAGTGGTGGCCAGGCTCGAGGGCAAGGAAGGCAACGATCTCCTGGCACGCGTCACGGAGAACCTGCTCGCAGAACTCGGGCACGTCACGCAGGTCACGGCCGACGATCCGGCCTCGTTGTCGAGGCGTAGGGGCCGCGGCCGGATCGCGCAGCCGCGAGGCGAATGAACGCATCGGCCCCAGTGGCGGCCGAGAAGAGTGCTTACGATCGCCTCAACCAGCCGCTGCAGCGGTTCGTCGACGAGTACCTCTCCGGCGAGAAGCCAACTGCGATCGCAAGAAAGCTGCGACCCGATGCGAAGACGCCGTCGCAGACGGCGTGGAAGTGGCTGCGCCGCCCGGATGTGCAGGCGGCGATCGATGAGCGCAAGCACCAGATCCTCGAGGAGGTCGGGATCTCGCAGGCGATGATCGTGCGCGAGCTGGGCCGCATTGCCTTTGGAGACCCCCGCGCGCTCTACGATGCGCATGGACAACTGCGCCCCCTCGACCAGCTGGACGAGGAGTCGGTCGCCATGCTCGCAAGCGTCGAGACCACCGAGCGCAACACCTACAGCGGCAAGGGACGGACACGGCGCCGCCTCCAGACGATCACCCGCAAGGTGCGCCGCTGGGATAAGCGGCAGGCGCTCGTCGACCTGGCCAACTTCGCCGGCCTCGGTGAGAAGGGTTCGAACACGAGCACCGTTTTCAACATCCAGATCAACCTGTGACGAGCATCACCTACAACTCGCCGGGCCCGATCGCGAGCCAATACCTGCGATCGAATGCCTTCATTGCCGGCATGCGCGGGCCGATCGGCTCGGGCAAGTCCGTCGCCTCGGTGGTGAAGCTGATCATCAACGCGCGCGGCCAGCGCCGCGGGCCCGACGGCTGGATCCGCAGGCGCACCGCGATCTTCCGCAACACCGTGCCGGACCTGAAGACCACGACGATTCCGACCTGGCATCAATGGGTGCCGCAGGAGGCGGGCCATTGGGTGGATTCAGGCCCTACCCGGCACGAGATAGTCGACCACACCAATCGCTTCGCGTGGGACGTCTGGTTCGTAGGCCTCGACAAGCCGAAGGACGTGAAGAAGGTCCTCTCGATGGAGCTCTCTGATGCGTGGTTCAACGAGGCGCGCTTTGCGCCGAAGGCCATCATCGACGCCCTCTCCGGCCGCGTGGGCCGCTACCCGTCCGTGCGCGACGGCGGCTGCGACAACGCGCAGATCTTGCTCGACACTAACAGCCCCGACACCGATCACTGGTGGTATGTGCTCGCTGAGCGGGATGAGTCCACGCCCAAGGGGAAAGAGATCTGGGAGTCGACCCGCAAGGCCGAGGAAGAGCTGCGCGTCGCAGGCATCCTCACCAAGGGCCAGCGGCTCTTCGAGTTCTTCGCTCAGCCATCCGCGGAATCACCGCACGCGGAGAACCTGCCGAACCTGCGCCCGGGCTACTACGCCTTCGCCAAGGCGGGAAAGTCCGAGGATTACATCAAGGTCTATATCCGCAACGAATACGGCTTCGTTGTCGACGGCAAACCGGTGTACGACCAGTACCGCGACCTGATCCACTGCAAGCCGTTCGAGCTCGTGCGCGGGCTCCCGCTGTCCATCGGGCTCGACTTCGGGCTGACGCCGGCGGCCATCATCGGACAGCAGCTGCTCAACGGCGCCTGGCGCTCGCGCTACGAGCTCGTCGCCACGAACCTCGGCGTGAAGCGCTTCGGAGAGCAACTGAAGAACTTCCTCGAGCGCACCGTGCCCGGCTTCGAGTATCGCAACATCACCGGTGACCCCGCCGGCGAGCAGCGCGACGCCGAGGAGCGCACCGTGTTCAAGATCCTGGAGGCCGCCGGCATCTATGCGAAGCCTGCCCCGACGAACGAGTTTTCGCTGCGCGCCGATGCAGTGAACACGTCTTTTGGTCGCCTCATCGACGGCGAGCCCGGGCTGATCATCCACCCGGACTGTGCCGTCACCCGCAAGGGCTGCATCGGCGGCTACGCCTGCAAGCGCACCTGGTCGGGCACGATGGAGAAGTTCAGCTCCGAGCCCGACAAGAACGAGTACAGCCATCCGTGCGAGGCCCTGCAATACAAGCTCCTGGGCGGCGGTGAGCATCGCGTCGTGCTCGGCAAAACGAAGCGCGCGCCCGGCTCGCGGCCACGCCGCGCGATCACCTGAGAGGTGAACCATGTCGAAGAAGCACAAGGCGCTCGGTCCGAAGGACCTCCCCGATTCCAACCCCGATGAGGAGATCGGCGAGCTGAAAGCGGACCTCGCCGCCACCCTCGAGCGCGTGGGGCCGCACGCCTACGCCGACTCGACGGCTCGCAAGTTCCACTTCGGCGAGTACAGCCCCCTGCGCACGAGGCGCCGCAAGTACGCGGTAACTTGATTCCGTAACTCGCCCCTCGGACAGTCCGTGCGAAATTGCGTCGAGTGGAAGGCGGGGGTGTCATGGCGGAATGGTTGGTGGCTAGCGCAATCGCTGGGGGGACGGCCCTGGCAGGTGGCGCGGCGGTAAAAGCCGGCTACCGAGAGCTCACCAAGACGCCGAAGCTGCCTAGTCAGCCACGGCCGCCGACCATCGATGACGCCCGCCGCCGCCAGGTCGAAGGCGATCGACTGCGGCAACGCATGGGCATGGCCGGCAACATCTTCGGCGGCAGTGCTCCCTCGACGCCCACCGTAGGGCAGAAAGTGCTGCTCGGCCAATGAGCGACGACGCCTCCTCGATCATCCGTCACCAGAACGAGCTCGAAAGCAACCGCTCGACGCTCTCCTCGTGGTGGCAACAGATCGGCGACCTCGTCGACCCGACCTCCCCCACCTACCAGATCACCGCCGAGGACGGCGAGCGCCGCACCGACCGCGCACACGACATCACCGCGATCGTGGCGAAGGAGCGGCTCGCCGCCTTCCTGAACGAGGGTGTCACGCCGCGGGACACCGTCTGGCACACCCTCGCCCCCGAGGATGACGAGCTCGCGGACGACGAGGAGGCGAAAGAGTTCCTAGAGCGCCTGGCCGCCGCGCTCTTCAAGCGCCGCTACGCCTCGACCGCGAACTTCGTGTCCCAACGGCAGGAGAACTATTCGAGCATGTCGGTGATCGGGAACTACTCCCTGTTCGTCGACGAGGCCCCGGACGGCTCCATGCGCTACCGCGGCCTGCCCATGAGCGAGGTCTTCTGGGCGGAGAACCACCAGGGGCTGATCGATACCCAGTACCACCGGTACCAGCTCGAGGCGCACAAGGCGGTCGACAAATTCGGGCCCCTGTGCCCGGCCCGCGTGAAGGAGGCGGCCGAGCGCAGCCCGAGCAGCAAGCACGAGTTCATCTTTTGCGTCCGCCCGAACGAGGACCGCAAGCCCGGCGCGCTCGACTGGCGCGGCTGGGATTACGCCGCGTACGACGTCTACGTCGGCGACCGCAGCGTCATTCGCCGCGGGGGCTTTCGCACCTTCCCCTTTGCGAACGGCCGCTTCATGAAGTCCCCGCGCGAGACCTACGCGCGAGGCCCCGCGATGATGGCCTGGGGCGCGATCCTCACCGTCAACGACCAGAAGCGCGTCGTGCTCAAGGCTGCGCAGAAGGACGTCGACCCGCCGATCCTGTGCACCGAAGACGGCATCCTCGACGCGTTCAACATGCGCTCCGGCGCCATGAACTACGGCGGCCTGAGCGAGGACGGAGCCGAGCTCGTGAAGCCCTTCACCAGCCAGGGCCGCATCGAGATCGGTGTCGAGCTCATGGAGCACGAGCAGCGCGCCATCAACGAGGCGTTTCTGGTGTCGCTCCTGCAGGTGGTCGTCGAGAAGGGCCCGATGACGGCCACCGAGACGCTCGCCCGGCTCCAGGAGAAGGCCGAGCTCCTGTCCCCGACCACCGGGCGCCTCGAGGCCGAGGACCTGGGCGTAATGGTCGAGCGCGAGATCGACATCTACACCCATTCGAGCGCCGGCCGCTGGGTGCTCGAGCAGATGCCGGACTCGCTGCGCGAGCGGCAAGGCGCGTGGAAGAACGTCTTCACCTCTCCGCTGTCGCGCGCGCGCCGTGCCGGAGAGGCCCTCGCCATCATGCGCACCTGGGAGGCCGCGGGCGTGATCGCTGGCGTCGACCCGGACGCCATGCTGATCCTGAAGGGGCCGGAGTCGGTGCGTTCCATCGGCGAGATCAACGGCATGCCGGCGAAGCTCATGCGCACAATCGATGAAGTCGAGAAAATCGCCGCGCAGCGCCGCCAGCAGCAGGCGATGACCACGATGGCGCAGCTCGCACCTGACGTGACCGGCGCCGCGAAGAACATTGCCCAGGCGGAGCAGATCCGCCGCTCGACCGCCGCATGACCCCGGCCGAGATGGCGCGCCAGGCGCGTGAGGCTTTCGCGAGGAAACGCGCCGCCTACAACGACACCCTCACCACCGACATGGCGGTGATCGTCTCGAAGTGGAAGCTCATCCGCCTGTGCCTGCACGCACTCGTCTCGCCGCGCCCGGCGTATCGCCTGCTCTTCAAGGGAGGCCGTGGCGACCTGCACCCGGCCGCGCACATCGTCCTCAAGGACCTGGAGCACGTCTCTCGATTCACCCGCGGCGCGCTGGTCATCAGTCCAGTGACGCGCATGACAGATTCCCACGCGACGGCGTACCGGGACGGAATGCGCGACCTGTACATCCGCATCCGCATGATGGCTGACCTCGACGGGGGCATAACCGAGGACTACTCCGATGCTGATTAAGCGCTTTCGATTGCAGGACCCCGACAACGGCGGAGGTGGTGGTGGC